GTCGCCGGGTCGCTCGGCAACGTCTGATCGAGGATCTGGCAGCAGTAGGCGTGCAGCTCGCCGCACGGGCTCACCGGGTCGTCGCCGGCCGTCGTGATGATGTAGTGCAGGAACGTCAGCCGCGCGCCGGTCGCCGACTCCATGACGTCGACGAGGTCGCGCGTCTTATGCGCGTGGAATTCGTCGGTGACGATCACGCTCGGGTTGAGGCCGTCGGTCGAGTCAGCGTCGGCGCCGAGCGGTTCGAGCTTCGCGTCGACACTCTCGCGGTGCAGGTTGTGCGTCAGCACGGCGATCCGCGAGCGCAGCCCCGACGATCGTACCAGCTTCCGCGCGGCATCGAACACGAGCTTGGCCTGCTGCCGCTTCGTCGCGATGCAATAGCCCTCGGCGCCCGGCTCGCCGCAGAAGAACGTTTTATAGAGCGCGACGATCGCCGCTTCGAGTGTCTTGCCGCTCTTGCGTGGCAGCTCGTTGTACGCCGTCGTGAAGCGGGGCAAGCGCGTCTCGACGTGGAACCACCCGACGACTGAGCCGAGCCGGAAACGCTGCGAGTCGCTCAGGTCGATCGGCCGGCCGGCGAATTGCTTGCCCTTGTAGTGGCGTAGTTGCCCGGCGAAGCGGAAGAGCCGATCGGCTTCGCCGCCGTCGAACGCATACGGAAAGTCGGCGGTCGCCTCGTGCGCCCGATCGCGAAGGTGCCGCGCGCACGCGAGCTTGTGATACGTGCCGGCGGCGATCGTGCCGTCGACGACGGCGCGCGCGTAGCCGTCGATCTCGCGCTCAATGCGTCGTCGGCTCGTCGTCGACGGTGCGCCGGCCATGCAGCGTGGGGCCTTTCGTCACGCGCGGGATGCGCGGCTCATCGAATTCACTGAACGGATCGTCAGGGCCCGTCGGCGGGGCGCTCGCGATCCGCGTGCGCGCGCTCGGCGTCAACCCGAGCGACTCCCACAACCGTTCGCAATGGATCAGCGCCTTGTGCGCGATCGACACATAGGGGTTGGGGATCGGGTAATCGTGCGGCGACCGCACCACGCGGCGGTGCGCAGGCGCGTTCACGAGCGCGTCTTGATAGACGCTCCACTGCTGACACGCGGCGATCAGCACGTTCCGGTCGGCGTCGGTGATCATGCGCGCGTCGCGCAGCAGCGGCGCGAGCCGGCGCCACTCCGCGGCGGCGACCGGGTCCTCGGCGATCGCTGAGGGCGGGTCGTCGAAGGTCGCGCCGACGACGGCGAGCACGGGCTCGTCGAGGTTGTACGGGCGGCGGCCGGGGTTGCCGCGGAGCTTCCGCTGGGCGGTCGGCTGCGGCTTCGGCCCCCTACGCACGCGGCCCCTTCGGCGCGAGCGTCATGCCGTAGTCGTCGACGCCGTCGGGCACGGTGAGCCCGTCACGCAGGACGAACTTGTTGGCGCGGAAGGGGCCGTAGTCGACGTGGTGATGCACGCGGCCGAATTTCCAGACGAGGCGCGAGACGTCGGGGTGCAGCCGCACTTGCATTTCGCTTTTCGGCGCCGTGCCCTCGACGGCGTAGAAGTCGCGGTGGCAGCCGCCGCGCACCGTCTGCGTGCCGGCCTTGTATTGCAGAAACGCGTTGAACTGCACCGTGCACCAGCCGGCTTTGAGCAGCCGCAGCGACAGGTCGGTGTCCTCGTTGTAGCGCCCGCGCCAGCGGAACGGCACGTCGTTGCGGATCAGGTTGCACGAATAGATGCGCGTGTTCCGGATGATCGGGTTGACTTTCTGCTTCCGCTTCGTCAGGTAGTCGTACGACGGCCCACCCATCGCGACGGTGACATAGCGCGCGCAGTAGTCCTCCATGCACCGGAAGATCGTGCCGTCGCTGACCGGGATCTTGTCGTTGAGATACAGCCGCGCGAAGCGGCGGATGTTGTCGTCCATGACCCAGTGCCACGCGGCGCCCGCGTCGCGCGCGTGGTCCCATGCGAAGTTCCGCGCCGCGCCGGGGCCCTTGCTCTTCGTCTCGCCGAGCGCGTCGCACGTGTCATACGCGCGCTGATACGCGGGGTCGAGCACGAGCAGGCGCGCCGCGCTGATCACGGCGGCGTACTGCGCGTACTCCGGCGCTTCGATCACCACGTGAAACGGCACGCGCAGCGCGTCGAGCGCCTTCGCAGTGAAGCGCGTATCCGCGCGCCCCTTCGAGACGATGTAGATGGGCCACTGCGGCGTCATGAGCGGCGGATCGCGGTGTAGCGCCGCGGGCGCGTATTCAGCTCCGTGAAGCCCTCACCGCGGATGTAGTCGCGCACGCGCGCTATGCGCGCCTCGCGATCGTCGATCGGGTGCAGCTCGACGAAGAGCGACCGCACACTCGCGAGATCGCCGATCTGCAAACTGTCGAACACGTCGTACTCGGCCGACTCGATGTCGACTTTGAGCACTTGCGGCTGGATAGCGGCGAGCTGCGCGCGCACGTCGAACGCCGGCACGACGATCCGCCGGTGGCGCAGTTTGGGGACCTTGACCGTGCTATGCGCGCCGGTGAAGCCGGAGAGCATGAGCGTGACGGTGGGCGCGCAGCCGGCGGGCGCGATCGCCCCATAGTGCACGATCGCGCGGTCACCGTAGCGGGCGAGGTTCGCCACGAGCACCTGACAATTGTGGGGCTCGGCTTCGTAGCAGTGCACAATGCCCGCGCCGCTTTCGAGCGCGGCAGCGGTGAAGGTGCCGACGTGGCCGCCGCAGTCGACGACGCGATCGCCCGGCGCGATCACGACATCGCCGAAGGGGTTCGTCGTCGTCAGGTCTTTGCGAATGTGAAACGACGACCGCGGCACGGTGAAGCCGAGCGGCAGGATCGCGCCGTATTCCATCACGGCACCTCCCCGACGAACGTCTGATCGACAGCCTTCGGCGCTTCGCGCGGGAACCACAGGTATTTCGTCTTCTCGCTGATCGACTGGCCGACGAGTGTCGCGAACGCGTCGACATCCTCCGGCGTTTTGAAGTGCACGACGATCGACCGGATACCGAGTTGGTCTTGCTGCGCGAAGCCCGGCATCCCGTGCCAGTCGGGCTCGGCCGCCGCGCCGATGAGGATCGCTAACTCGCCGTCATTCCAGAACGGTTGCAGGTCGAGCCCGTCGGCTTTGTCCTGCGCGAGCTGCGCGACGTTCCAGCTCGCTAATTCTGCGGTGCGGTTGTCGTAGAGCGCGAGCTGCCGCTTTTGTTCGTCGCTGAGCCCCGAACGGCGCACGGCGACGATCGTCTCGCCGTCGGTGTCGACGATCTGCACGTTCGTGATCCCCGCTTCGGCCGCCGCGTCGACGACGCCGTTGCCGGCGAGCACGACGCCCGCCTCGTCGATCACGATCGAGCGCGCCGCGCCGACGGTCCGCAGCGCGTCGGCGAGCATGCCGACGTTGCGCGGGTTGTGCGTGCGCCGGTTCGCCGGGTCGGGCGTCAGGTCTTTCAGGTGCGCCATGTCAGGCCCTCACAGGCGCCGCCCCACCGCGAACACCGCGAGCGCGATCAACAGCGCGATCACGCTCCCGATCGCTTGCCCATGGTTCGCTAGCAGGACGAGGCCGGCATTGACGAAGAGCAGCGCGACGAGCAGGGCGATCGCAGTCATGATCGCGCCTCGGTTTTCAAAAAATGCGATCGTTCGCGCGGCGCTGCCCAGCGGTTTGGGCCGTCTGCCCGCGGGGCCTTTGGATCACGCTTACCCGGCCGGGCGCCGGTCGCCGCGGCGGTCGATCGGTCCGCGCGCGCGCGACAGACGCGGCACCAGACGTCGCCGATCGTGTCGACGCGGCGGCGACAATAGGCAGCGGTGCACTCGGGGTGGGCGCGACGCCCGACGTGGAGGTGCGTCGTGTCGCCGCTCATGGAATTACACGAGCAGCAGCGCGATGGCGACGAGCAGCACGGCGACCCAGAGAGGCGCGCGGGCGGTGAACGCATGCACCAGCGTGACAACGAGGGCGACGAGCGCGAGCACCGACGCGACGGAGTGCAGCAGCGGCATGGGTTCCCTTTCGGTCAGACGGCCGGGGGCAAGGCTCCTTCGAGCGCGATCGCCTTCCGGCTATTGCACGCGTGACACAACGACTGGTGGTTACGCGGGTCGAGCTTGGCGCCACCCTGCCGCATCGCGCGGATATGGTCGGTGACGGTCGCGCGCGTCCGCTCGCCGCGCTGCACGCAGACAGAATGCACCGCGTAGAGCTTGCCATCGGCGCGCTCGCCACACCACGGATGGGCAGCGAGCCACGCGCGCGACGTGCGCGCCCACTCCGCGTCGTAGCCCCGCTCGGCGGCCGTGCCGCGTGCGCGATCGAGGCGACGACGACACGCGGCACACGGACCGCCGTCGCTCAAGTTCGGGCAGGGAGGCCGCGAGCAGAGCCGTCGCGCACGGGACGCCATCCGCTGCGCAGTATGCACACGCCCGGCACATTTCGTCGAGGAAAAAGTTGGTTGTGTGCCACACTGCCGCGCATGTCGACGACTCGCCGACCGAGCCTGAGCGCGACGCACGCGCACCTGCACCTGTGGCTGTCCATCGCGCACGCGCACACGCCGACACCGGCCGTGCTCGGCGCGCTGCTGCTGGAGGCGGCGCTGGCGATCGAGGCCGTCTGGGGCGCAGCCGGCGCAGACGCGTTCCTTGACGGCGTCGGCGTCGCGCTCGCGGAGGCGCAGCAAGCCGCGCGCGACGCTGAGACGCCGGGACGCCGTCGAGCGCGCCCGGAACGGACGCACTGACGCGCTCAGCGCTCCGTACAGACCAGATCGGCAGACGGCGCGACGTCAGCTATGGCCGGCGCGGCCGACGGGCTGTACGAGGCGCCTGACGCGTCCGCGCGGTATATGCCGGGTCTGTGCGTGGCATTCGGCGCGCCAGCGGCTTTCCACGTGGAACTGCACTCGAAGCGACACGACAGGTGTCACGCAGACACGAACCGACACGACACGTCAGCTCTGCCGACGTAAGGCGTCACGCGCGGCCTGCGCGCCGCGGTAATACGCGCGCTCTTCGGCCGGCGTCATGATGTCGACAGCGGAGACGATGCGGCGGTGCAGCACGAGCGCGCGGACGGTGCGCGTCGGCGACGCCGGCCGCCCGTAGAGCGCGAGCAGCCGGGCATACGTCGCGAGCGCCGCCGTTACGCGCGGCGTGTCGCCGGCACGGCGACGGCTGGCCACGGCTCCCACCACACGAACGCCGACGCGTCGGTGTCGAGGTCGATCTCGATCGCGACCGACGCGTCGAGCCGCCGATCGTCGAGCGGCAGGCCGGTGATCGCCGCGACGCACGCGCGACAGAGCGGCAGGCACCCGATCCGGCCGTCAGCGAGCCGCCCGCAGCGCGGGCCCGTCTCGAGGGCGCGCCACACGCAGCGGTGCGGACGCGCGCGCGGCGATCGACAGGTGCGGCTCATGACGCGACGCCGCGCGGGCCGCGCAACACGTGCGCGTCGGCGAGATCGAGGAAGGCGTTGAGACGGCGCGCGCGCCCGCCGTTACAGGTCGCCGCCGTGGTCGTCGGCGCGACGCGATAGCGCACGCGCCACGTGCCATCACCGCCGGCAATGCGGAACCACACGATCGCATCGTCGCGCAGGCCGACGAGCAGCTCGAAGGGGATGCCGAGCGCCGTCGCGATTGCGCGCGCTCGCTGGAGCTTCTCGAACGTGATCAGGTAACTGCCCATCGCGCGCAGCTCGCCGAGCGAGCACGCGCGCGCCTTGATCTCGGCAATCGCCGTCAGGGTGTGCTTATGGCTGAAGACGGCATCCACGCACGCGATGCCAGCCGGCGTGTGGAGCACGTCGACGCGCCAGATCGCCGCGACCGTCGTCGCGATCGATCGCTGCGCGGCGATCGCCGCCGGCCCGGCGCCCCACGTGCTCGCGAGCGCCGTCATGCGGGCGGCCGCCACGCGAGTGCACGCCGCACGAGGTCGAGCGTCGGCGCGGTTGCGAGATCCGCGGGCTCGACGTGCAGCACGCGCCAGCCGAGCACGACGGCCGCGTTGAGTTTTTCTTGGTCTTTGCGCCAGCCGTCGGGGCGCTGGTGTCTGCCGATCGACCAGATCGCGCCGTCGACTTCGAGCGCGAGCTGTGCATCGATCCACGCGTAGTCGAACCGCCACCCGCGCCCCTGTGCGGCGGCAAACCGAAATTCCGGCAGCGGCGGCGGCAACCCCGCCGCGCGGCACAGCCGCGGAAACGCAATTCCCGAGACAATGCCGCGCGACGCCATCGATCACACCCCCCCTCGTGTCACCGAGTTCCCCCGCCGAACCGGCGACGGCCAGTACCGCCCCGCACCGGACCTTTCCCACCACGCGACGTCGAACCTCGCCGGGCCATGCGAAACCTTGCCGTGTCCTAGCGTGCAAACCATGCCGCGGCGGCCGTACCGAACCGGCGCGCACCCGGCCATGCGGCGCCCTGCCGCACCGGGCCGAGCCAGACCAAGACGGCCGAACCGTCGCTCGCCTAGCACCGCCAAACCACACTCGACCCACGCGCCCTCGTGCCACGCCTGAACTGCCTGCGCCATACCCCACGTCGCCGCACCACGCCGTGACTCGCCGTGCCGCGACTTGCCGTGACTGCCGCGTCGCACCAAGACGGACCCCGCCAAGGCGGACCCCGCCGTTACGCATCACCCGTAACCTCACCCCACCGTGACTGCCGCGACTCCCCGGACCGGACCGTGCCGCGACGGGCCCCGCCTTGCCATAGCAGTCCTGATCTCACCTCGACGGCCGCGCCAAAACTCGCCGGGCCGTACCACGCCGGGCCAAACTCAAGCTGAACAGCGCACACCGTGACTGCCGCGGTCGCACCGGGCCATGACTCACCTCACGAGCCCAAACGTCGCGGTGCCGTGCCACAGCGGACCAAACCAAACCTGAACGCGCCATGCCTTGACTGCCGCGGCCCACGTTGCCAACGGTTGCCGTGTCTTGCCTTGCCAGACCGAGCCAGACCGTAACGGCCGCATCGCGCCGTGCCTGCGCTCGACACACCTCGCCAAGCACAAGCCGACGCTGCCTCGCTCGGTCCGTTATGCGGCGTGCTCGACGCGATCGCGCATGCGCACGATCTGTTCGAGCAGCGTCTCGATCTCGGCGTCGAGGCCGAGCACTGCGGCGATCGCCCGCGCTCGCGTGAGTGCGCCCTCGACGCGAAGAAACTCCGCGCGCACCGATCGCCGCGCGCGGTCGACATCGTCGAAGAGTCGCGGGATCGCGACATAGCCCTGATCGGTCGCCGGCATGTTCGGGTCGCGCACATAGTGCGGCGCCCGCAACACAATTCGCTCGTCGGGGCCGGCGATCACCCGCACGCTCCGAATGATGGTCCGCGCGCGTTCGAGCCAATGCTGATACGCCGCGGCGCCGAGATCCCACGTGAAGAGCGCGTGCAACGGGCTGTCGTCGTGCTTCGCGTCCTCGACGACGATCGCCGGGGTGATCGTGCCGTGCGCCGTTTCGAGCGACTGCAAGCGTGCGCGCACCGCGTCGGTGATCAGCGGGTGGTCGCTCATGACGCGGCTCCCGTCGCGGCGGAGGCCGCCGTCGTTGTCGTCCGGGCATCGCCGCGCTGCTGCCGCCGCGTCAGTTCGTCTTCAAACCATTCGTACAGCTCGGCCGTCAGGTGATCGTAAAACGCGGGATCGTCCATCGCGGCGGTTTGCGTCGCGCGTCCGCCGTCGCGCAGCACCGCGAGGAACGTCGGATCGTCCGGCGCGACGATCGCAAATTGCCCAAACGTGAGCGCGCCCTTTTCCGGGCGCCCGTCGCCGACGCCCACGATCATGCCGCTGGCGGCCAGCAAATTGACGACGGCCTGCGGCGTAATCAGCGGCTTTACAAACGAGATCGCGAGCCGACACGCCCATGCCGGCAGGATCGCGCGCGTTCGGATATCGGGCGTGCGCGCGATATCCGCGCCGCGGACCGGGCGCATAAAGAGCTGCGGCACGCCGAAGACGGGCGCCGTCTCGCCGTGCACGAGCACGAGCCGCCCGATCTGTGCGCGCGTCGCGCCGGGCAGATCGAGCGCGGCCGTCATGAGCGCCTTCTTAAAGCCGGAGCATGGGAACGCGAGCAGCGTCGCGGCGTCGGTCGCTTCCAGCCGATGCGGCGACGCCTGAAACTCGGCGAGCGGATCGTGTTTGAGCGTCGTCTCCGATCGCCGGCCGCGTCCTTTCGGCACCGGCAGCAACAATTGCCGTTGGACTTTTTCGCTGAGTCTATTCATGACGAGCGGCGTCGTGCCCAGCAGGCACACCTCGACGGTGCCACGCTCGATCTGCAAAATGTCGATGCTGCTCTCTGCGGCCTTGTCGCCGCGCGTCGGTTTGTTCTTCGTCATGGGGCTTGCTCCTTTGTTGTGTGGTTGTGTTCAACGCCGCGCGCTCTGCTCATGTTTGGGAACCTCACCGCACCGGACTAGCACGCCTGAAAAGAATTTCAGCGACCGCGTCGAAACCGTTTGGCTGCGACGCACGAGCTGAAATGACTTTGTTCGCTAGCGATCACGGAGATCACCTGCCCGTCGAGCCGCTCGTGCACGCGCAGCACCACGAGCGGATGCGTGATCGGCATGCGGCGGCCTTTGTAGGCCGTGCGCACCCACTCGATGCGCGCCCGGCAGTCGGGGTCGCGACACGTGCTCAGCTCCGGCGGCGTCGCGCGGATGACGTCGATCTCGAGGGCGCGCGTCACGATGGGTGCCTCATCGTCGAGTCGAGCGCGTCGAGCGGCAGCGGCGCCGACGGCGGCGTCGCGGGGGTGGCGTCGGTCGTCGCCGTCGCGCGCTTGCGGCGTCCGCTGCGCGCGGCCGGGCCGGCGCGTCGGCCACTGGCCGCGATCCGCTTGCGCACGTCGCGGAGCTGCGCGCGGATCGTCGCTGCGGCGCTTTCGTGTTCGCGGAGCTGCGCGATCAGCGCGTCGATCGCCGTGTCGAGGGTCTGCGTCGGAGTCGTCGTCATTCGGTCACTCCTTGCGGCGTGCAGTTCGGCGCCGCGTCTGTCAGGCGCCAGCGGGCGCCGTTGATCGGCGCCGCGAGCCGCGCGCCGCGGCGCCACCGATACGCCGGATCGCGCGACGGGTCGTGCAGCGCCGCGCCGCACCGCGTGCAGCGTTGCAGGCCCGCGAGCACGGCGCCGACGACGTGCACGAGCGCCGGCCCGTCGGCTTCCGGCACTCGATACGGCGCGTCCGTGTCGCGCGGCCGCAGCCGGTCGCCGCTGACGACGTGCACGCCGTAGTCGCCGACGGCGCCGAGCAGGCGCACGCCGTAGCGCGACAACGTCGCGCGCACTACGAACCCCGGTTGCCCGCGCTGCTGGCGCCGATCGGTGAGCCAGACGCGATCGCCCACGGCGTAGCGCCTCATCGCGATCGCCGCCCCGCCTCGGCCGGCTCCGCCGCGAACTTGCGGCCGGCGGCCTCGGCGCGACGCCGCAGCGTCGGGTTCGTGTCGCGACACGGGCACGGCATCGCCCACGCGTGCGACAAGTGGTCACGGACGCGCTGACACGCGCGCCGCGGCAGAAACGGCTTCGGCTCCTCGCACGCCGCGGCCTCGCGCGCCGCGATCAGCTCCGCGGCTTGCTCGCCGCGGCCGGCGCACCAGAATTCCGCCCACCCGGTGTCGTTGCACGTCAGGCAGTCGTAGCGCCACTCGTAGGCGATCGGCAGCCGGAGCGGCTCGCGGCCCTCGACCGGCACCGTCACGACAAACGGCGCGGGCAGCGCGCGCTCGCGGTCGCGGTCGCTGA